ATAATAATTTGGCACGTAGCTATCAAACAGATGATGCAACTAACTGTTGTGCATCGGCTCATCTCACTACAAACACTATAGAGGGTGATGGCAATAGTGTTACGGTAAGACAACGTGTTAGTGAAAATGAAGGTTTTGTGCAGGTTGTTGGAGATAGTAACTTTGTTGACTTATATCAAAGTGGCGGCGGTAATGCATATGGAAATATCACGGCCACCGGCAATAACCATTCTACGACGAATATACAAAAGGGCGGAGGAGTTCATAGCATAACACTAAATATGACTAATGGAGGCGGAGCTTATAATATCAACACTCTTCAGGACAGTACTAGCAATCAAAGCTATACATTGGAAGGTACGTGTTTTACAGGAACCTGTGGAATATCGGTAGTCCAGAATTAAGGAAATGAAATGAAATACTTGACACATTGGGCATTAGCCTTTGTTACTGCTGCAGCAGTATTACTATTCCACTATAACGACGGAACTGTTGTACAAACTTTACGGCTTAAACAATTCGACTTATTGCAAGAGTATGATACACCAGTAGTAAGCGAAGATATTGCTATTCTTACTATTGATGAGAAAGCAATAGAGAAGCATGGGCAATGGCCTTGGAAGCGTGATGTGCTTGCTAACGTCATATGGCAACTGAGAGAGGCTGGTGCCGGAGTTATAGTACTACCAATTTTATTCAGTGAGTATGATCGACTTAACGGTGACCAAGAATTATTAGATGCCATGATAGACAATTCAGTTGTTATAGCGCAAGTCGGTTCTTTCGATGCAGATAAGAATGGAGTCCCACGTGGAGTAGCAAAGATCGGGGATCCACTGCCGTTCTTATTCGAATGGGATGGAATGCTCGGGCCAATCAGTGAGTTCGGTGATAATGCCGGTGGTGTTGGAGTGCTCAATGTCGTACCTGAGATTGATGGAGTAGTTAGGCGTATACCCTTGCTCATGCGCGTAGGGGCCGATATCTATCCAGCGCTTACAATTGAAGTTATTCGTGTAGCCGTAGGTGATCCATCATATCAAGTAAAAAGTAGTGCTGGTGGCATCGATAAGATGAGAGTGCCTGGTTATCCTACAATACAAACCGACTTTAATGGTAGGATATGGCTGCGATGGAACAAAGTTTTTAGTCATACGAGCGTAGCGGATGATCATGCGTTTAGTGAATTATCAGGTAAGATTGTTATAATAGGAACAACGGCTGCTGGTTTAGGTGGAGTTATAGCATCTCCTAAAGGTGGTCAATATAATTATATGCCTGCTGCCGTATCGTTGCAATCAATTCTAGATGGTGATACGATCTCACGTCCATGGTGGGCTAGTATGGTTGAGTTGATTCTCACTGGTATCCTTTGTTTTGCAATGGCATTGTGTACTGTATCCTCACGATATTGGATCATCGGATCTAAGATTATAGGCTTTCCTATTTTATTAGGTGGTATCTCTTGGTACGCATGGTCAGAGTATTTGTATCTAATTGATGTAACTATGCCGATTATTGGTATTGTACTAGTAAGCTTACATGGTGTCTTTTCTAGGTTTGTCAGAGAATACACAGAGAAACAAGCAATCAAGAAGCAGTTCGCTGGTTACGCTTCTCCTACGGTTGTACGTATGCTACAAGAGAATCCTGAACTAATCAAAGAGGGCATGAAGAAAGAAGTATCGATATGCTTCTCAGATTTGCGTGGATTTACTCCACTAGGCGAATCATTTGGTGATGATGTGAAGGGTTTAACTAAGGTAATGAATGGTTACATGGATGCGATCACTCAGCCTATATTAGATTCGGATGGAATGGTTATTAAGTATATCGGTGATGCGTCTATGCATATACACAACGCACCGTTAGATGATCCTGACCATCCTAAAACAGCAGTACGTACTGCATTAAATATGATTAAACAAGTAGAGGTATTCAACAATGGAACCACAATGGAGGGTAAACCGCCTATTGGTATGGGGGCTGGCGTTAATACTGGCCTCGGCTATATTGGGGAAATGGGATCATCGGCACGTCATTCCTACGATATCTTGGGGGACGCTGTATCAACAGCAGCAAGATTAGAATCGGCATGTAAAGGATACGGTGTAGTGTTAATCGTAGGACCTTCAACATACGAAGTTACAAAAGATGATTTCTTTTACTTAAAGCTGGATAACCTTGCTGTAAAAGGAAAGACGGTTGGTTTAGAAATCTATACGGCTATAGATACACCACACCCACCGGTGTTTAAAAGTAGCAAAAGATTACACGATGAGATGCATAGGCATTATAGTAACCAAGACTTTAAAGAAGCAATTAGACATTGCAATCTTTTAAAGGTTAGTTTCTATGGTCAGATGCTTGGTTATTATGAAATGTGGATTGAGAGATGTGAATACATGATGACTCAAGATCTGCCCGCTGATTGGGATGGGATATTTAGAGCTACAACTAAATGATAATTATTCTTCACAAAGGGTTTACTTTAAAACCCATAGTGAAGAAGACTCCTGTCAGACTAATCGGAGGTCAACCTAATCCCGAATGGGAACCTAGGATATCACCGAAACCCTATGTAAAGGAAAGTAATAATGGCAAAAGTAACTGAAGGAGCTGCCTTAAAAGGACAGCAAAAAAGGTTATCTAAAAATTCTAGATATGCACATTTAGATATAGATGGCGATGGAATTGTAAGTGATGAGGAAATGATGAGTGAACAAAGAATGCTTGAATTAGAAGATATGCGCACTGATATGGAGAATGAAGATAAGAAGCAGGACGCTCAGCGTAACATGACGTGGTTTGCACTAGCAGGCTTATTGTTATATCCTGTTATGATTATTCTTTGTAACGTTAGTGGCCAATCAGTTGCTGCAGACAATCTAACTACTATTGCGCCTACATATTGTATCGCAGTTGTTGGTATAGTTGCTGCTTTCTTTGGTGCACAAGCATACAAAGGAAAGGCTGCTGTTAAAGCTAAGAAAAAAGAAGAGTGGTAAATACTAAAATGCCGGGTGTACTTTTGTACACCCGGCTATCCATTGTTTATTTAAAGAAACACTTTAGCCTAATAGCTTCTCTAAAGTAGCTGGTCCGGCGATACCATCAGCAACAAGTCCATTGTCTTCTTGCCAGGTTTTAAGTGCCATTTCAGTGCCACGTCCAAAGATTCCATCAGGCGATGCTCCGAGGCCTAAAGCTTCTTGCATCATCTTGACGCCTTGACCACGAGATCCTCGACGTAAGACTGAGTTATGTTTAATCTCAAACTCATCATCTTCATCTATCATCCGATGGTCACGACCAACATCTTCTCCTAGTACTGACATAGCATTAACATAACGCTTTTGGCGATCTTCAAGACCGATTGCGCCACCATTAATCTTGCGTGTCATCATCCGCACGTCACCGGTATCAGCAATTTCGTTCAACATGTTTATGCTCCAGAACCAACATGCAGACTCAATTGCACCTGATGGTGTTGAAACATATTCTGCAGCTTCTTCGGCACTCATGTTAACACTACTACCAAATCGGGTATAGTTATCCCTACCAGTAAGTTGCTTAAGGCCACGACCACGGAAACGCCATCCGTCACCCTCTTGAGTATTGCCCATCTTGTACCTACGGAATTCATCGTTGTACACACGATTCGCAATCATCTCAGGGTTACGTGCATACTCAGCAGCGTTTGCTTTAGGCGCATCACCAAAATACCTACCAAAGACTGCACCTAAAGCTTTCTCGCTATAGTTCAGGTTCTCGGTAAGAGATCTAAAGTTATTAGACTCATGTGCACACTGACTGATAAAATGAGCAACACGGCTCTTTGTATTGATTTCATACACGGGCAGCTTGGCAATTATAGCCTCATGCCATCGCTCAACGGTGTCTCGATCATTACCTGGGATCATATCGTTAAGTTGTTTTGCAGTTAACATAATTAGTCCTTTACAATTTTAGTGATCATATCTTCGAATTCCTCAACCTTACCGGTACGGTTAGGCCAATAGATATAATCCTTTTCGGGATTAGCTTTAAGATTGGATAACAGCGGAAGTATAGCGTTATACAAGTTGTTTAGTTTTTCTCTTGCATCTTCTGCAGTATGGTTTAGATCCGTAAGATCGGTTTGAGCTTTTTGCACTACTTCTAATTCATCTTCAGAAATGGCGGTGAAACCAAAATCAAATGGTATAGTCATTTAGTCCTCCTTTTTCTTTTTACCTTTAGCCTTCTTTTTGGCCTCTAGTTCTTTTACTTTTTGGCTTTTAACTTTTAATCTTTTGATAGCATTATCGCCATCCATCCAGATATCTTTGTTATCAAGTAACTGTGTAATCTCATCCGGTGTAAGGAAATCCTCATAAACCGAACGAAGAATCTTTTCTGACCAGGCACGTTCATGCTTTAATTGGTCAAACATTTCACCACCCTTACCGAATGTACCACCTGAATAGTTATGGAACATAAACATAGAATGCTCAGATACTTCATACATGTCAGCAGTCAAGAAAATCATAGTAGCTGCAGACATACAAGCACCTTCAACTGAACAAACAACTGTTGCATCAGTCTCAGTGAGTACACGCATAAACTGAATAGCTGTGAACATATCACCACCATAACAATTAATATGCAATTTGATTACATCATTTTCACTGCACGATCTTATAATATCAAACCATTCCGAGTATTCCTCATTAGGTCCGATTTCACTTGTTAAATAAAACTCATGTAAAGAGGCAAGTGGCTTTCCTAGAAAGACATCTTTAGGCTTCTTGCCTTGGCCCATTAGATTCAATATGTCGATTCCTTTAGTATTTTTCATTAAATAAACTCTCGTTGATGAACTACTAAAGCTTTGTAGATCTCAAGTTGTTTTTCAAGTTGCTCAATGTATTCCTGTACAACGTATTTATCACATAGCGTTTCACAACATATGCCTAGGTTTTGTTTAGCCCTAGTTTCTAAAGACTTTTCGCCTCTTGTACTCATTGATTGTCTCCAATAGTTTAGGTGCCCAGTTATCACGATGCTCTTTAAAAACTTGAGGTTCTTCATTATCTACTGCAATGATAGTAACCAAGTTAACGATAGGAATGCCTGTCCGCTCTTCCCACATAATCGCATACGCAGATTCCTGTATAAAGTAATTAGTAATCCAGTCTAGCTTCTTAAGTTTGCCCGAAGTCTTAAAGTCAATAATTGATAATACGCCATCAAAGTAACCTACACAATCTACACGACCTGCGAGGCCAAGATGCTCTGAGTACAAAGCAGCTTCTTGTAGACATATAGTACCAATGCGATCATCTAATACCTTCTGTACAGACTTAAAGTTCTCAACCACATGTGGCATAAAACCTTCAGCATAGTTCTCATCATTATCAAGATACTTCTCAATAATAGAGTGAACAGCAGTACCACGTGTAGAGGCACGATGCGAAATTCTATTCGCTTCTTCTGCTCCCACACGGGCCCGCCACCTTTGAATAAACTCTTCGCTTAAAATCGAAAGTACTGTAGTAACAGAAGGATAACGATTACCATCGGGAGTAGCGTACTTTCTGCCTGAGGAAGTAGATTCTGCAATAAGATCTTCATATCCAAGATCAGTTTTTTCATGTTTAAATATCCTTCTATTCATAATATATCCGTTCTTATCCGTTAATTTTCATCATTTCTTTCGTCATAATGTAATCACGTACAAATGCCGAACGAACAATATCCTGCCAACCGAACTCAATCACTGAGAACTTTTGCAGTTGTTCTATAATAGACAAGAAGGTTACGATACCATTCTTGTCTTTCTCTTTATCAAAATCGGTTTGATAATAGTCACCACACATAACAAACTTACAGTTACGACCAACACGGGTAATAACTGAGTCTAGCTCGTGGAAGTTTAAGTTTTGCATCTCATCAATAACAACAATAGCATCGTTGAATGTGATACCACGTATGAAAGAAGTAGATTCAAATGCTATGGTACCTGCGCTCTGTAACTTAGTCCAGGCATCTGCTTCTTCAAACAGCTCTGCACATATAGCTCTATACGGTGCGGTGTACACATCTTTCTTTTCTTCTTCAGTACCTGGCAAGAAACCAATGTCTCGTGTAGGTACAATAGAACGTACAACGATCACTTTGTCATACGGTGTTTCTTTATCTAGCACATCTTCAAGTGCAAGTGATAACGCCATAAACGTTTTACCTGTACCTGCAGAACCTGACATTACAAGAGAGTCTCCTCTCTCGTAGGCTTGAAATACTTCTTTTTGATTATCAGTCAAAGGATTAATTTGAATCATATCATCAAGCTTCAGTTTTAGTGATCGTGATTTAAGTGCAGGCATTAGTAATCCTTAATAGTATGGTTCATGTGTTTGGCACCATCTTTTACTCGTGACATAACTTCGCGGAAGCCATCATCTACTTTAATGTTAGTTCCACGTTCACCTATGATTCTAGGTGCAGTAATGACATGAATAAGATCAGGCATTGCATCGAGTTTAATCTGTAAATCATCGTACGAGCAGATTACATCATACTCGTGTAGGGTCTTAATATCTTTTACTGTGTATGTTGGCATTTCTGCTCCTCATATTTTTCGTCAAGTTCCTTTAGTTCGCGATACTTACGCATTATATATGCATGGTATGATTCTTGCTTTTCATACTTTTCATCGCTCATGCTGTAAACCAATCTGGAACACTACGACCTGTCCATATCATTTTGAATCGGTCTGCTTTAGTCTTATAAAATGCACGGTATGATTTAACTGCACATTCGAATATGCAGTCTGGTCGTGCAGACATTGCTAGCTTGAATGGTGTCAAGCCGATTTGTGGTATATTACGTGGAGGCACTGATAGCTCCTCTTCTAAAAGCTTTTGTGTTGAATGTATCTTGTGATATCTATAGGTGTATTCTACACACAATGCCATGAAGTGGTCGTAATGCCATATATAGTTTGCAACAGACTCACGTGTCCACACAGTAGATGGATGATTAAAGTGACATGCTTTATATAATACTGATTCGCGACGATCGTTAAGCTTGAAGTACTGCAACATGGAACCTGACTTAGAAGGTCTACGTTCCATGGTACCGTCACACATACGATGTACAGTTGATAGCATTTGTGCGGATTCTACAATCATCTTGACAACGTGCTTGTCACACTGCAGCTGAGCTGCTTTGATTGGATTCTCGTCTAGTACAAATATGTTCATGCTATGAAGTCCTTTAGGTTATTATTACTATATTATAACACGTTTGAATGTGATTGTACATCTTTATTTTATAAAATGGTTTTAGTTTTTAATATAGTCGAAAGGTAGGTTAAGTAGAATAGCGATTTCTTCGATATCGGTGAGGTTATTAGAGGTGAATTCGACGAGATGATTTCCGCCGGCGGGTCCGTTAGTTTGGAATTTTGAAACGGATGAGTTGTTTTCGGAAGCGAATTTTAGAATTTCGGTTTTAGTACAATTATAATCGATGTCCGATGAGATGGTATAAGTCATGATATTTTCCTTTTTTGTTATCATATTAACAGTGTACCACATACAAACCTATTTGTACACAGTTAATTTAGCGAAATCAATAATAATTATACTTGTAACAATTATGTTACACTGCTTATTTTTAAAATGTATTCGCTCTTGCCACGGACGTTAGGATCTTTCAATGGTAGGAAAGCACCTGACGCACCGGTCCATCCATGGAACTCGGAGTCATAGAACTTAATATTACATGCTTTGGGATTATCGTTTTGGAGTTGAGCTAGTTCGTCAGCCCATTTTTGCCAGGTATAATCATCTACAATTGATTCATCCATCTCATAATACAAGCATGAGTGAACCAACATCTGTGATCTACGTTGACGGATCTTTTGGCGTATTGTTTGCTTTCTAGGCATTACAAGCATCCATGTTGGCCAAATCCACATGTTAGGTGAGTTTGTATAAACTCTATTGGTGTTGGGGTAAGTCCGCTGTAAAGAACATACCAACATGCCGCCAATAATACGAGGAACAATAATCCCCACCAGGTTAAAAGAAGCTTACCTATTCTTAATACTATTAAAGCAAATAGAAAAAGCGAAGCGGCACTCATTAATACTTGGCCTGCAAATATAAAAGTGTTTATTAAATTTTCATCCATTGGTAATCCTCATTCTGTATATGTACTTATTATAACACAGAATGAGGAGTTTGTACACAGTTAATTTAGTATTTTCCTACATCATGCATATCATTAATTCGTGATGAAAGATACATTTGTTTTTTCTGCAGCTTAAAAGCCAAAAGTTCGTTCCCTTCTTTTTCTAATCGTCTTATGTAATGTTTGAGCTCTTTAGAGTCTTTTTTGAGCCGTTCTATTGGAGGACCATATATCATTTGATTCAGCCTATTGTTTGATTTACGACGGGATAAGATTAGTGTTGCTCCTTGTTTCTAATGCAGAAAGTAAAAAAGGACCAAACCCACTTTCGTGGATTGGTCCCAAGGTCTCTATATGAAAATGTTTCTTATTCTTTTCATAAAAGTATTTATAGAGAACTACTTCTTGATTAGTCCCGGAAATGCATCCATTACCAACTTTTTTGTAAACCCTTTGTACTTACCTGCCAGATCGCCGTTCTTCATGTCACAGAGAAGATAGGCATCTTCCCAGGTAATTGACTCTAGCATACGAATCCACATCAACTCACGCTTCGCTTCTTTAACAGGAGGTCCGCCTTTAACAAAGTACTTAAAGCGTGGAACAACATGTGTGCGAACATGTTCAGCATCACGATATTTGTTCTCTTTAAAAGGTGGAGTACCCTTAGGTAACATCCATTCAATAGTATCGTCAAACGAACCTTTTAAAAAGTAGCGTAATGTTTTAGTATCATAGTGTTTCAGCACATCGCGTTTAGCACTAGTGTCTTTAGCAGCACCAACCTTTTCCAATATCTCATGGAGATTGACTCTGTTTATATTTTCATTAATCATTAGAAATCCTCAATACATTCAATTAGTAATTTACAGCGATTCTTAATAAAGTAGTTCAAGATTTTCATACGAGGAACAACTTTGATAGATTCAGCTGTATTTATAATGTTAGATTTAATAGCTTCTGGTATATAAGCAAGGTCAACTAACAGCTGATTACGCTTGAAGTTACGAAAAACCTCACTACCCATATGAGACTCTAGGTTCTCAGCGTTATCAACATAGCCTTGGATCTTCTTCTTAGTCATAGGAGACTGACGAATGCTTTCAACAAACGTGTCATCACCACTAAGAACATTAGGAATGCCGTCAGAGCTATCACCTTTACAGATGTGCTCAAATAAGTAACTAACAGGATTAGGATCCACAATGAATTTCTTAGTCATAGGAGAATACTGCTTAACGTTACCATACTTCTGTAGTTGAATAAAGTCTTTATCAGCAGAGATAATCATTACCTTTTCATGCTGACCGAACTCTTGAGTCTGCTCAACAAGAACACCGATAATATCATCAGCTTCTACATTACGAATGTAGACTACTTTGTATGGCATATTCGCAGAGATCTCTTCACGTACTTTATTAAGAGCAGTGAAGATCATATCAAAATCAAGCTTAGACTCTGTACGGCTATTACGACGTGACCATTTATATTGGGGGAATACGTCACGTCTCCACGAGCCACCGTCACAGGCAATAACAACTTGGCCGTATTCATCCTTATGCTTTTTAACATGCATACGAATAGAGTTGAGGATCATATGACGAATAGTATCTTCGTTCAATGGTCCGTGGTTTGAATTAACAATGATGTTACCCATTGCAATACCGTTAAAATCAATTATAATCATGCTTTAGCTTCCATTATCATTTCGTGTATAACATCTAGTACTTCCACAAAGGGATAGTCTGGATGCGTGGTTCTTACTAATGCTGCGTATATTAGATTTAACACACAGCCCATATCTTTATAAAACACTTCATCATCCTTGGCATTAAAGCCATACTCGGATAATAATATTACAATCTCTTGCATACATTCTCCAGCAAGATCCATCTCTTCATTGGCCGAAGGGCCTGGATCTATGAGAGGATTTCTGATCTCGCCATAGGGGAATTGTATTACATTGCTTTTAGTTTTATCTGTCATTATGGTACCATTATACACTATTGCTAAAGGGATGTACACCTTTATTTTACTTTATTTGTAGATTTTTTACATGATTGCGATGTATCTTGCCGCCTACAAAGGCGTTATAATACTCGTCAGGTTTAAGTAACACATCTCTAGTGATCTGTTCTTTCATTTCAAGGTAGGACATTTCACCCTTACCCATGCACAAATGTAGTATCTCACGGCCGAACCGTTTATCACCATGTTCTTCAAGAAGCATTCTTACTTCGTCTGAACTGCCATGGTAAATCTCCCAGTCTGATGAGGATACTTTTGTGCGTTTGCGTTTTTGACCTTTTAAAGGTTTCAACTTAACTCTTGAGTGGAAGTTCTTTTTACCAATGTACTTCATTCCATTGGTGAGATCGGTGACTATATAGACGAATCCTTCATAGTCACCGATATTATCTAATGTAAAGGGTTTCCCCTGATATTGCCATTTCTTCATATGGCTATTTATTCGTCTCCCCCAAAGTCCAATTGGTACTGTTCTTTATGTGATTGTGCTTCATCCACATCAACTCCACATGATGGACAGTGTTGCACTGTTGCATCATCGTCATCAAACTTAACTTTGTATTCAACCCCACAGTGGTAGCATTGCGTCATATTGTCATTTCTCCTAGTGACTTAGATAACACCCAGTTCTTAAACTCGGCGTGTCCACCTATATATTCAATATAACCGGTACTGATTTTATTGGTAATCTGTGGAACAGTACGGGCATTAGGAAATTCTGTCTTAAATTCGCCCTCACTAATATCCTTACCAATTTTCATTACGGTATGTTTCATTTGTTTTTCCTCTGCTAACGCAATAGCTGCGCTGCAGAAGAAACAGCTTTCTTTACTGTATATTGTTATCAAAGTGATAATCCTACGAAGGTATCTTCGGTTACGTCTTGCTTAACTCCACCAATGACATAAGAACTGATTTCGGTTTCTTGTGGAGCAACTTGTACATTGCCTCCGCCGATCCATTTCTCAGTCCACGGTAGTGGGTTAGCTTGAGGTGTATTATATGGTGAAGAAACTTGAAGAGTCTTCATCCGCTTGTTTGCGATCCACTCAATATAGTTAGATAGCAACATAGAGTTTAGACCGATCATAGATCCGTCTTTAAACAGATAATCAGCCCATTCTTTTTCTTGATCAACTGCTGCTACAAACATACTAGTCACTTGCTCAGCACATTCTTCACGAATCTTAGCGAAGTCAGGATCCTCTTTAGGAAGAGCTTTGATGATAGTTTGTGATGCAGCTAGGTGAGTATTTTCGTCACGTGCAATAAACTTAATAATCTTTGCATTGCCTTCCATCTTCTTCAATTCAGCGAATGCCCATGAACAAGCAAATGACACATAGAAACGTACACCTTCAAGAATGTTAATAGAATTGAGTGCAATCCATAAACGCTTCTTTAGCTCATACTTTGTAATGACAACAGTCTTACCATTAACCTTATGTGTGCCTTCACCTAGTAGATCATACCATTTCTGATAGTCAATAAAGCTATCGTAATAGCCTGAAATGTCCTTTGCGCAATCTACAATCTCATCGATATCAAGCATCTCATCAAATATCTTTGATGGATTGGCATACACATTACGAATAATATGCGTGTATGAACGTGAGTGAATTGTCTCAAAGAATGCCCATGCCATTACCAACGGCTCTATTTCAGGAACAGAAGCTGCAGACATAAAGGTTTCAGTTGGACCACGACCTTGTACAGAATCCAATAGGATCTGACGTTTTAGGTTCGAAGTAAAGATATGTTTTTCAAAGTCAGTGAGGTTTGCAAAGTCTGACCGGTCTTTAGATACATCTATTTCCTCAGGTCTCCAGAAGAAGCCTAACATCTTTTCAGTAATCTTTTCTAAGGCCGGGTTTTGGACCTGGTCATAGCGAGCGATATCGACTCCCCCGTCAAAGAACATGAGGGAATCCATATGTGATTTAGTTTGTTTTTCAAAGACTGACATTCAATTTTCCTTTATATAGTACAGCTGTCGCAATCATCTTCATCGTAATCTACTTGGGTTAGAGGCTCATCGATATTCATTTCGCCAGCACC